TCTCTGCCAAGCAAGTCCATACGTGTAACCTCACTGTCGAAGTTCACTCTCATAAATGGTGTCGATGTGTAAGCACAAACTTGCTCGATGAAAGTCGTCTTACCACTACCAGTATGACCATGTAGATACACACGTTGGTTGGTGTTCAATGCATACAGAACTCTCAACAAACTCGATGGTCTGAAGATGTATCCACTGTCAATCGCAGGAACGTAAGGGTGTGGCTTATCCCATTCCCATGTGAGAATGTCGAAGTCAAACATCTTCTTGCTCGAACTTGGTATCGTGAATACCTCATGTGCTTTCTTCGTTACTTGCTTACCACTTGGTATCTCACCATTTGCCTCGACTTTGCTAGGTGCAATCGCAGTACTTGCTGACATAATTCTCAGCTTTTTCTCCATGTCTGCAAGTTCCTCGGCTTGAACGTCTACCTTGCTCATCATGTCATCATAGTCGTTAGACAGTTTCTCGATGTCGTCTAGTCCGATGGTCTTCAACGTCATGTTCACAAGGTTGAGGCTATCTTTGCTTGCACTCTTCACCTTTGAGCCAAGAGACACCTTACTACTTGCCATCTTTGTCGCAGGTTTCAACCCAATAGGTGAGTGCATTTGTGCAAGATTGTACACAACATGAGAACATATGCCATCAAACGGAACGTCTCTGTCGTTGAGTTTGTCAGCCGTCTCTTTCCAATTTGGGTGTTTGAGGTTGTACTCAGTTGCAATCAATGGCTCGTTTTCCATGAGGTCGTGAAGACCCTGTGCCTTGATGTCGAACATTGGAACTTCCCACGTCTTGGCAAAGTTCTTCAACACTTCAACGAGTGCAGTAGTGATGTCGTCCGTGTCGACCTCCATCTCTGTCATAAGGCAAACTTTCGACATGATGTCCAACAATGCAGTAGCACCTAAAGTATTGGCATCGAACTCGTCAAGGTCTTGTGCCTCTCTGTCTCTCCATGTAGACACTTTCTCGCTAGATGCAGTTGCAATCCACTCGGTTCTCTGTTTGTGCAACTCGTCTGACACCTCTTTGTGTCTGCCAAAGTCGTAGCCACTCTTGCTTGAGTTTGAGTAACCATAGCGAAATGGGTCAAGTATCGCATCGAGTACGTTACTAGCACCAAATTCGCTGAAGATGATGTCGTACAACGCAGGAATAGAACAAGACATGATGACACCACTCACAGTTGGCTTGTAGCTTGGCATTTTCAATGCGTTTGTGGAACGTCTCTGAATGTCTGCAATGTCGACATCGTTATCTGCAACGTGATGTGCAAGTATTGGCGAAGCCATGCTACGTAATTTACTACGCATCTTGCCGTAGTCCATAGCCATGATTTCTTTCAGTTCTGCTCGTAAGTGAGCAACTCTCTTCTCATCAATCATAAGTCCTCCTTGTGTGTAATGATGATTGTAACAAATGAATGACAGTTTGTCAACACCCTATTGTGTCAACAAATTCTGTCACTCTATAATAAAGTCCTTCGGACTCCGTGCCTGTCTGTCTGTGCGTCAGTTCAACCAATGAGGTTTTCTACTGTGTTTCCATCTCGCAAAGGAGAGTTTGTCTAGTCTGTAGAAATCTCTGTACGCATTGATAGGATAGTCCTCGTCAGTCTTGATGGACTCGTAGTGTTGTCCAAAGCATTGAGGGTGCTTTGTAATCTTGCCCTTTGGAATGTGATGTATTCCTTGTAAGATTGCATGAAACGGCTTTCTTGCTCCATGCATTCTTCGGTATCGCACCTTGTATTCTAACAACATACACCAGTACAACGTGAAAGCGAACTTGAAGTTGTCTCGTGTCTCCATGCACCACAAGGTGCATGGGTGTTTCTGATGTACTGGCTTGTACAAGTTGTTTTCAAAGGCGAACTCTGCGTTGTGATGCCACAATGCCGTGCAAAGCATCTGTGCCTCTTCGAGTGGCATCTTTACAATGTGTTGGTCGCATAGTGATTTGGCTATGCGTTGTGGGTCACGTTCAATGAGAAATCGGTTCATTGTTCCCACCTATAAAAGCAATGAGTATCAATGCAAACTGTCCTCGTGAACTGTTCTGCCCATGATGGATAAACATAGTCTGCGTGATAATGCGTAGCACCATCAGTGAGGTCAATGTGAAAGTTGCCTTCAAGTATATACGTGGCTAGTTCTTCAGCCCACATATATGCTTGCAGGTCTATCGTCTCGTCTTCTGGCTTGCCATCACAGTAAAAGCTGAACTGACACTTGTTCGGAACGATTTTGTTGTTCCACGTGTAGCGTTGACCTTGAGTGACAACCTCGCATACGTCATTTGGAAACCTCCAATCGTTGACTCGGTTGATGACGACTTGTGCTACGGCTAGTTGGGCGACAGTGCTTTCGCTACGAGCCTCCCAAAAGATTGCGTGTGAAAGACACACCAATGCAGTTGCAGTTTCAAGAAACATTACGCATTACCTCCTTTCTTGTTCCACTTGTCGAACACGCCTTTGATTACGTTGTCGTTGTTCTCGATAGCTTGCTTGATTTCGTCATCGCTCATTTCTTGTGTGAACATGACACCACTCGACTCTTCTGGCACGTTAAACACCTCGTCTGTTATGTCAGACGTGAAGTCGGTTTGTTGTGCAGTGATGTCGTTCATCAAGTCTTCGTGAGCATCTGTCTCGCTATCGGCTTCGATTACTGTCGAGTACGTTGTTGTCTTCGTCCATTCAAATGTGTACTTTGGCATATTTACCTCCATGTGCCTGTTGTTGTTTCGTAAGGAATGAAAACGCATGGCATCGTCTCCCACGTGCCATCGTTGTAGTAGGTTTTCGTACCACAACCTGCCATGAACTCGATGAACACGAGCATTATGAGATGGATTGCAAGTACGAACATGATAAAAACGCCTATGGCTTTGAGTTTTTCGAGCAACATATTATCGTCTCCTCGTGTTGCGTTGTTGTTGTCTTCGTTCTAAAAGCCTAGCTTGTTTTTCGGCACGTTTCAACATGATTACGTTGTTGTCGTCCGTTGCTCGTGTTATCAGCCGTTGTAGTCTGTGTTGTTGTCGCATAATTTACCTCCATGCGTCTGGGTGAAAAAAAACAAAAAAAAAAGCAGAGACGCATAATGCGTCTCTGCCTTTGGGTTATTTCGAAGCGTTCATAAAGCGTTGCACGATTTCAACCAACTCAGCTTTGCTGAGTGATGCGACTGATTGCGTTGCCGAAGCCTTTGGCTTCGCTTTCGACTTCGGAGAATCCGAAGTGTAGAAGAACGCAGTGTCCGTCTTCGCAAGATTTCCTGCGTTGAGTGCTTTCAGCACTTTCTGCCATCTGGCATAGAAGCCTTCGCCTTTGCCTTTGCGAGCGAGCATTGTCTTCGCTCTGTCGATTGCGTCTGCCTTCGTAATCTGCTTCGCAGATACTGCGTCTTGAACGTCCTTTGCAGACATTCCCTGTGTGTTTTTATTAGCCATTTTCGTCCTCCGTTTGGCTGTTGAAATCACCGACTATAAAGTCCTTCGGAGTGCGCACGTGTCTGCCTGCGTGAGAAAGCTAAGTCATTGTTTTGATTGACTTTGCGTTTTGCGAAGGTATTGTTTAGGCGTGTATACGTGATTGTTTTGAAACGTGCAGACACGCATATACGAGGAAAATCCCCTTTTTTAGGGGGTAAAAACGTAACAAATTCAACGCTTTAGCGTTACCTGCGTCATGTATGTGTCATGTATGTGTATGCAGACGAGGTAAGGGGGGGGTATGCCATCGATTCGGTTTTGGAAATTTGGAGAGTCACCTCCCCACCCCCACAACTTATCGGAGTAATTATTGAAAATGTCTGAAAACGTGGTACAAATAACTTGTAAGACATGTGCAAAGAAGTTTAATACTAGGAAATCACATGAATTTCGTAGAAAGTTCTGTTCACATGAATGTAGAAAACTAGAAAAAGAAGTAAAGAAAATGAAAGCAGTAGCAAAGAAAGTAGATGAAGTTAAATTAAGTCCTGCTATGTCTGCAAACATACGTGGCGAGATAGCTTCATACGTCAAAGACCAAATAAATCTTGCACATACAGTGGTATTAGGTCATACAGAATGGAATCCTACCCAAGCCAGAGTGTTTGGAATGCTATTAAACAAGGTAGTACCAGACTTAAATGCCAATTTCGTACAGCATGAAGTCAATATGAAGCAACTGACAGACCTATCTAGGGAAGAACTAGAACAAATTGCACAAGGTGTGTCGGAAATAGAAGTACAGGGAGAAGTAATTGAAGATAACAAATAAACAGAAAGACGCAAAGCCCTCTAATATAACTTTACAAGAGCTAGGCAAGGCAATGTCACAAATAGATTTAACTTCTGTGCCACCAGAAAAAGTTAAACACGCAGTATTTGACCAGTTCATGCGTATAATGGAAGACACAGTACAGTGTGGCAAGACAGCATACGAAATAAAGCAAAGCAGAAGGCTAAGAAAAAGACTTGGCTAAACTATCTCAGGCAGAAGTCGCCAAGTATTTACTCAAATTAAAAGACTCACAGGAATCTTTCCTTGGCTTTGTACGTTTACAGTACCCAGATTGGGAACTTGCAGACTTCCAGATAGAATTAATCAACACATTAGACAAATTAGAGAAGGGGATTCTTGGCAAGAATAATTTATTAATAACTATGCCACCACGTCACGCCAAATCTACCTTTGGCACAGTCCTATTCCCCTCATATTACATGGCTAAGAAGCCAAATAGGTTTACAATGTCCTGTTCATACAACACACAACTGTCCACAGACTTTGGTAGACAGATACGTGGGGTGGTAGAGCAGAAAAATATGCAACAAGCTTTCAAAGACTTCCACTTATCAAAGGATAGCCGTGCCGCAGACGTATGGCGTACAGAAAGTGGTGGCGCATACTTTGCTGTAGGTATAGGTGGTACAACATCTGGACGTCCTGCCAACTTATTAATAGTCGATGACCCAATCAAATCTCGTGAAGAAGCAGAGTCAATGACTCAACGAAACAAAACGTGGAACTACTACACATCAGCACTGGCTACACGTCTTCAACCAGAAAGTGATGGGACTCCTCCACGCCAAATAATAATTTTAACACGTTGGCATGTGGACGACCTTGCAGGTCGCCTCATGCAGACCGAAGATTGGCAAGAAGGTAGATGGGAACACGTCAACTTTCCTGCAATCAAAGAAGTAATGTCAGGCAAAATGAGCAGACGAATGCTACCAGAAGACGACCCCAACTACCTAACTTCAGAACAGTATTCCAAAGTATCTCCTGCAAAAAGAAACGTACCAACAACGAAACAAGAACCATTATGGAAAGAAAGATTTCCATTAGACGAACTTAAAAGACGTGAACGCCTCAACCCACGTGAGTTTGCAAGCCTATACCAACAGATGCCATACGTAGAAGGTGGTAACTTAATCAAGACAGAGTGGTGGCAAAAGTTTCCAGAAGGTCTAACCCCAGAAAACTTTACAACCCTAGTCATTGGCGTAGACACAGCTTTCAAAAAGACAGAGACAGCAGACTACTCAGCAGCAGTAGTGGCAGGCATGGACAGAAACGGAGACATGTACATAATAGAAATAGTCCGTGGCAAATATGATTTCCCAGAACTCAAGCAACGCCTCATACGCCTCAACAACAAGTGGAGAGGCAAAGGACTACGTGGCATATACATAGAAGATAAAGCATCTGGTCAGTCAATCATACAGGAACTCAAACGAGAGAGTGGCATATCAATCATTCCATACAAAGTCGTACACGACAAAGTAGCAAGAGTAAATGCTATCCTCCCTCTCATAGAGGGAGGAAGAGTATACCTTCCACAGACAGCAGATTGGCTAGACTCATTCATAGACGAGACAGTTCAGTTCCCATCTGCCAACCATGACGACCAAGTAGACGCCATGACAATAGCACTAGACACATTATCCAGAACTCATGTAGGTTCTGAAGCATGGGAACTGCAAGGAAGCATGACATCACTCAACGATGTTTCACGTGAAACATTAGGAAAGTCACTTATGGACACAGCATCAAAGCTAAAATCCAAATGGACAGGTTGGGGGTTGCCGTCTAACTAATAGGACGACAAATTAAAACTAAAAGGAGTATTCTTTCGAAATGGCTGAAAATACAAAAACATACGCAAGTGCAGACTACGTTCCTCCACATAATGAAGGCGTAATAGTTGACCTATCAGAATTTGCAGAACGTATTGTAGCATATGACGACATCTCTTCTGACCTAACCGAAGAGCAGGAAAGAAAGATTGTAGACTACGTAAAGTCAATGACTGATATGTCTTACAACAAAATCAGAAACAGATACGACCATTGGAAAGAAGCAGACAGGGCGCATGACGTTTACGTAAAACCCAACACAACAGACTTCAGAGAAAAGGCAGTTATCGCAGATACTCGTGCAATAGCAGACACAGTACTGACATACCTCATGGCAGCACTGGGTGGACGTAACCCAATGTTCCAACTTGAAGGTTTAAACAGAAAGTCTCGACAAGCATCTCTCATACTAGAACGTGTCCTTCACCAACAAATGAGACGTACAGCAGGCGAAGCACGTCTAGCACAAATGCTTCTCGACAGCATACGTTATGGATTTGCACCAACAAAGATAGTATGGAATGCAAAAGACAACCAAAATCAAATAGTAAACTTTGACCCACGCAGAGTATTCCCAGACCCACGTGTCAACTTTGGTGATTGGGAGAACATGCAATTCGTAGTATTTGCAGACTACGTATCGTACA